CAACCTGCTAAATCGTTTTCAAATCGTTCAGTAAATGGCTCGTAAGTAGGATTGCCTGTTAATTCAAAAAACACATCACGCAAATCACCTCTGTTTAATCTGTTTAAAACTCTTGTAGCTACTAATAGTTGTGTGTTCCAAATATCAACTTTATTACTATCATCTTTTTGGTTTATAATATCCATTAATAGAATGGTTATATTAAACGATAACACATTGCCTTGATGTGTAGCTTGGTTTATAATGATATGACTCAAAGGGAACATTGTTTGTTTGTTTAAATCAATTTCAAATATATCACCTTCAGTAACTGTATTTACAAATGGTTCATCAAGTAACGCATCTTTAATTTCTTTTATAATTTTATACACCATTTCTTTTTATGTTTTTTATTTCTATTTCTGTTTTTTCTTTTTCAAACATTAACCAAGTCATTAAAGTTGTGATTGGTAATTTGGTAACTGCATCGAACTTGAGAATATCTCCTTGAGCTGCTGCGTAAATTGATTGATACCAACCCCATTTTTTTCCAAAACCTGCTTCGCTTGTACCGACTGTTCCACTTCGTTCTGTATATAATGACTCAAAGCGTTCCCGCAATCGTTGAGCAAAGTCCAAAAAAAAAGCATAGAACCAAGTGCAATATCTAAAGGCATATACTTTAACACCTCGCTATATTTGTAACTTGATTCGTATTCTTCTATTGTATATAAGTCTTTAACCTTTGATGTAATTGGTCTGTATAAAACCGCCATTGCTTGATGCAACGTTTCAGTGTTTGATAAATAGTTTTCTAAATCTATAAACTCGCCTGAAGTCATATCTTCAAGTTTAGGTATAAATCCAAACTCATACACACCAAGTTTAAAAGTTCTTGTTAGTTTAGGTTTAGCTTGTAGTAAGTTGTTTAAATGTGCAAGTAAATCATCTATATCGGCTATACGAATACGAGCAACATCTTTTAATTCAATGTTACAAAAGATTTCAATAGTTTTCTGATTCACAAAATGACTTGCTTCATTATCTTGTATCAGCTTTTCAAACTTCTGATATTGATATAAAGTAATTTCGTTTAAAGATTCAGGAACATTAATATCTACTTTCATATTTTATTTTAAAAATTAATTAAAGTGGTAATTGTATAAAACAAAAAAAGACAACCATTTCTGATTGCCTTCTTTACCAATTTAACTAACTCTAAACTAATTTTAAATTTAATACTTCATATAATTCAAACACTTTTTGTGTTAGTGTTTCATCTTGTTTGTATTTATCGTTTCCTAATTTCTTTGCACCATTTACGTTTATTTCTATTTTAACGTAATTGATTTTTCTTTTGCCTACAAAATAAGTATCATCTATCACAACAGGGTAAATAGTGATTCCTTTATTCAGACAATTTTTCATCGCTTTTAAGTTCACGATATATTAAATAAAAGGTTAATAATGCAAATGCTGCTTGTACAAAATAATCGTTGCTTGACATTGCTACTGATGCTGATAATACTCCTGTAATTGTTTTCATAATTTCTAATTGTTATTATTAATATTCAGCTTTAACATCATAAATTAAAACTTCGCCATATTTCTTTTTAAGTTGTTTCATTGCTTCCCAAACAGTTGTGTTTGTAAAAGTAACAAATTCAAGTTGATTGTTAAATGCGATTTCGATAGTAACTTTAGATGATTTCATAATTAATTGTTTTTGTTTGATGGTGTAAAATTACACAAAGTTGTGAACATACAAAACTTTTTACAAACTTTAACAAAACTTTAACATTTACAACTATACGCAAATGAATATAAAATCAACAAAATAAACGATATTATATTTAAATGAATATAATTAAACTTGCAACATATAAGCAACTTCTTGTTTAGCTACTTCATACATTGATTTCATTTTCTTTATTTCACCTATATTACGAGGCATAGCTATTAGCACATTTTGATTTGTCTTTAAATAAATGTAGCATTCTATTGTTGCTATGATTTCACCGTATGTCATTAGTAAATATAATAGTTTCCTTTGTGTGGATTTTCTAACTGTGAAGTAAATGCGTAACGTGCTGCATCAATAGCGTGATTAAAAGCATCAATAGGTTTATTAAGTGTGTTGCCTTCTTTATCTTGCATCCAAGTATAGTTTCTTAATTCTTTTATTAAGTTCTTACTTCTACTTGTTACGTATATTCTGTTTTGATTCATTAAATTGATTCCGTAAATAACACTATCCCTGCCTTTTGTTACAGGTAATATCATATTACCATAACCACTTAATTCAGCAATAGATTTAGGTTCAGCAGAATCAGCGTAAATCATTTCAGTAATATCGTTTGCTTTTAATAGATTGTTTATATCGCTATTCAATAAACCTTTTTGATAAATGATTTCATCAAATATATAAGCATCGTTGTATTTATATAAACCAATTAAACTTGTAGGGTCAACACTATAACCAAAGTCCATACCATAACACAACAACCTTGCTTCGGGTGGTAATTCTATTTCAGACCAATTAGGAATACAAGCACCTTCTAAACGTCCAACTTGACCAAGTCCGTACACTTGCCACCAATTTGCCCAATATTCATTATCAACTGCTTTCGCTTTTGCAAGTTCTATTTCTTTTACTATTGATTGTGGTAACGCTTCATTATCTAAATAAGTAAGTACTATCAATTCAGAATCTTCGTCCTTTAAAACCTCTCTATGTACCCAAAATTCATTAGTTGGATTGTAGTCCAACCATATATCACCACTTGTTCGTATTGCAAGTTGATTGTATGCTTCAAACGGTACATTGTTACATTCGTTTATGTAAAGTATATTACGTCTTGCACCTCGTAGTTTATCAGGTTGGTCAACACTAAAGAACTCAATGTAACTTCCGTTTGCAAATGTGTACTTTAAAGTTGATTTGTTAAATTGAATATCACGATACCTATTGGTCATCATCATAATCTTTAAGAAGTCTTTTAAAGCACCTCTACGCAAATGTGGTATTGATTCTGATACTACACTAATTTCAAGCAAAGGTTCTCGTATAGCTTTATCAATAAGTATAGGCAGAACACCAAAAGTTTTACCTGCTGATGTTCCACCTTGTATAATACGTTTACGCTTGTTTAAACGCAACATCTTTTTAATTGCAGTAGTAACTACAAATTCACTCATAAAAGTGTTTTAAATGGCTTATAAATCGCTTATATTGAATAATGGTTGTTCACTATTCAAAGTAATATCTTTTGTTTCTCGTGGTTTACCTGCATAGTAATTGTAAAACAACTGAACAAATTTAAAGTCACCATTGTCTAAACCTTTCTTTAATGCTTCAAATGCTTTTGGTTCTAATGGCTTTAACTTTTCAATCATTGCTACTTCTTCAGCTTTTGATTTACGACCACTGTTTGGATGACCACCGTTACCTTTTCTTTTATCTTCCATAATTGAAAAATTTTATTATCAATTTAAAAATAATAGGTTTAAGTTATTGTTAATCTTCTACTTCCCAATAGTAATCACATTGACCATTTTCAATAGGTGCATCAACAAAATAACTTTGTCTGTATAAACTTGGTTCAGCTTTATATCTATAACAGGTAGTTGCTAAATCGCAATTCTTACCATCGCACATTGTAAAATCTCCCATCTTATTTGTTTTTAAATTGTTCAACTATTTCTTTATCTGAATAATCTTTACCATTCATTTGCCAACCTGTACTTGTTTCAATACAATTATCTCTTATGTATTCAAGAAGTAATATAAGTGTTTCTTTTGTCATTTAAATTTATCTTTTAGTATTTTATAATACAATCTATTTACTGATTCTTTATTACAACCTCTTTTATAATAGAAGTTCATTACTCTTTGTATGCGTTGTAAATTACTCATAATGATACTTTGTTTTATTTTTTTTGGTAAAATCTTTATACTTTTTTAAATGCTCATTTGCTTCTTCAAGCGTATCAAATGAACAACGTGTTATTTGGTATTCAAAAGTATCCCATAAACTTAAATTGTATTGTCCTATTCCTTGCCAATGAAATAAAAAACATTTTCTTGTTTGAGCAATAAATTTTCCTTGAAATTTAATCACTCTATAATTTTTAAATAGTTTCATATTTTTTATAATATCTTGCTTTTTCGTTAATAGTTAAAAATGCTTCAAACTTCATTTGTATGTCTTCATTGTCTAACAAATCAATCAAGCGTGTTATGTTCTTGTTTGTTTGTAGTTGTGCTATTCTTGAATTAAGTTCTTTTATTTCTTTGTCTTTTAATTCGATTGTTTTTTGTAATGATTCAACTACTAAATCAGGTTTCTTTCCAACTAATATGTTTTCTATTTCTTGAATTCGTGGATTGTAATGTTTTACACTTGGGTATATTTTTAAATGGTGTATTATAGTTGCGTGGTTTAGGTTTAGTTCTTTTCCTATTTGAGTAAACGATAAACCTTTTTGTCTTAATAAAAATGATGCTAATGTTTTCATTTCTATTTGTTCACGTTTCCTACTTTTTAAGGTTACATCAATCCCTGTTTCTTGTTTTATTTTTTCTATTATCATAACTTTTCTATTTCTTGTTTAACTTCTTGCCAATATTTATATACAGAAGGATTTACTCCTGATAATAATTTATAATGACTTTCTAATATTTCATCAACTACTATTAAACACATTGATTTTTCACTTTCATAATCACCTACAAAAATACCACTTAAATCTACAAATTTATCAAATAGCTCTTTTGCTTTTTCTTTTGGTGTCATAATTCATCAAATGTTAATTCTAATTCTATTGGGTTAAATTCTTCTACAACTGCAGTAAGTGTTAAAAATGAAGATACTTCTATTGCTAAATGTATTCCTGCACAAACTTCATATTGTTCACGTTCTTCATAATCTTTTAAAACGTATCGCATTGTTTCTAATGTTTCACCTTGTGATATATCATAAAGTGTCATTGCAAATGCTTCATCTTTTGTTAATTCCATTATAATACACCCCTTAAAACGTATTGGTCTAAATCAACACCTTGTGTTTGAAAAAAGTATTTATAGTTGCTTACACCTTGTTCAAACTTTTCTTTACCTTTTGCGTAAAATTCTTCACTACATTCAAATATTGCTATGTCTAAACTACCTTTGTCAATAGCTATGAATACAAAGTTTTCTACACCAAACATTTCACGATATAACCAAGCTTGTAAATCATAAGAATATTTGTCAGCACTGTATCTAAAATCTTTTATTCCTGTTGTGGTTTTTAAATCAATAATAGTATTGCCTTTTAATATGTCTGCTTTTGCTCTAATAGGTATTCCATCAATCATTGCTATTTGTGGTACTTCATATTCTGCTTTTGTTAAGTATTCTTTTACTGCTTCATTTCTTAATAAAGCATCGCATAAACGTTCAGCAGCTTTCTTTTCGCTTTTAGTGTAAACTTCTTTTCCTGTTTCTTTTGCAAGTTTAAATTCTTTACTTGCTTTTGTTGCTGCATCTACAAAGATAATATCATCTAACTTTTCAGGTTCTAATATCATTGTGTGAAATAATCTACCATCACGCAAAGCTTGTGTTTCACCACTACCATATTTGGTTGTAAAGTAATACGTTTTAGGCGATGATATTAATGTTTTAATACTTGAACTACTTAATGCGTTTTGACCCAAGTAACCATAGTAAAAACTATCATCATACATATTAGCAAGAATTTCTTCTTTATTCCATTGCTTATTGTCAAAGGTTGTTATCATATCTTATTTGTTTTTAAATGTTAATCTTCATCTTCAAAAGAACAATGTTCTAAACAATCAGCACATAGTTCGTTAAATATATGGTGTCTTGATGCACCACAACAATCACTATATTCTTCCATATTATCTTATGTTTAAATCGTTTAAATTATTCATTGTTTCATCTGCTTTTAATACTTCTCTAATTTGTTGGTAATACAAATCTGATTCATTCCAATCAGTAAGCAATAGCTTTTTAACGTAACGTAATCTGTTTTGAATATATACGTTTTCTAAATCCTTTGTTAATTGAATTAAACTATCCAATTCGTTTATTACTTGTGCTTTCATTAGTTGTTTAGTTTATCGTAAATTGTTTCTAATATTTCACGTTCATCATCTTGTGATAGTATCATTGTTATATCAGTACCTTCATAAAATACTGAACCAATAATAACTTCATCCAATTCACCTTTTACAGGCACAGTGTGGTAATTAACTTGTATTTCTTGACCACGATACTTAAATGTTTCCATATACTTGTTTTTAATTGTTTCAGCAAATATATAACTTATTTTTTACTTATTAACATCTTAACAAAACTTTAACATAAATGCGTAGCATTAAAATATAAAAAAAGTAGGTGTTACCCTACTTATTATTTTCAATCCATTCTTCTTGCAACTTTTCGTGGTGTTCTATTTCCCGAAGTAAATAGTTTAATGCCTTTCGTAAATCATCAAGTTCATTATCTTTTTTACCTGCTCGTGCCAAGTATTTAACTATGTTGCCACGATTAAAATTCATTTCGTACATTTTGCAAAAGTCTATAACGTCAACTCTTGATTCTGTCATATAATGTAGTGGTGTTATTTTACTCATACCCTTTCTCTTTTTTGAATGTTTCTAATTCTCCATTGTTTAACTTAAAAGAATCTAATCCAATAGCTCTTGCTACAGACCATTCTGCAAACTCAATAGCATAATCGTCTGCTATTTGTTCGCATTTTATTGCATCGTAATTTTCTTTTTGAAAACTATTTTGGTCAATAAAATCTTCAAACTTTTCTTTTAGTGTCATATTATTCAATCTTTAAAAATTCAGCTTCAGCGTATTCTTTAAACCATTCTTTGTTATCGTTGTACTTATCAATAACTGCATCAATCATAATTAATTCATCAAGTGTTGAAGTACTTAATTTAGTAACCAAACTTTCAATCTTACTTAAAATGTTTGTAGTCATTTCAGGGTCTGTTTTATAAATACTTGTGTATTCTTTATGTACGACACTTTCTAAGTCTTTGTTAAGTAAGTTTATTCTGTTCTTAATTTGTTGCTTGTATTGCACTGTAAAGCGTAAATTTTCATTGCATTCTAATAACAACTGTGACAGTATTACTTGCTTTAAATATTCTAATTGTATATTGTTCATTTAACTTCTATTAAATTTATTAATAATGTATTTATTTTATCAATTACTTTTTGCTTTTCGTGTAGTTTATTATCTTCGTAGTATATTAAAAAATGTGCAACTTTAAATTCATCTTTATACTTTTGCCTTTGTGCTTCGTGATTTAACTTTGCTTGATTCTGATAAGGTGTATTCATATACTGATACGTTATTGGCTTTATTTGTAAACCTAAAAATAACTTTCCGTTTGTGTATGCTTCCCAATCAGTAAAATAGTTTTCATCTAAATTATAAGGTGCTTTTTTAAATTCAATATTTGGAAACTCTTTTTTAAGTTCGTTTATTAAATCAATTTCGTTTAGCATACCATTCCAAGTTTGACCAAGTATTCTAAATTTTGCATATTTAAAACAATTATCATAACTTAAATTAGTTATTTTTTCAAGTTCTTTAGACACCTTTATAATTACATCAACACCTATTTTTCTGCTATAATATATAAACCAATCTTGTGATATAATATTGCCATTTACAGAATGGTAGTAATCATCAAATAAAGCAGCACATTTTCCAACATTTGAACTCCTAAACAGATAAGATATTTTTTTGTCTTTATTTAAAGAACTGAAAATCTTTTTATCTATGGTTAATTCAAACCTTCTGTTAGGGTTTATAAACATATTATTTGTTTTGTGTTTCGTGAATTTTCTTTAATTCGTTTATTCTGTCTCTCCAACAAGAACCACAATTCGATGGTTGAATGTTTTGATTAAATACATTTTTGTAAATATCAATAATTCTGTTTTGTTGCTTTGGTGTTAACTGATTATTTGTAGTTGAAAAGAAATTAGTTAACCATTCGTTATCTTCATCGTTTAAACATTCAGCTTGTTTGTAAGGAAACAATTTATTCAATAGTTCTTTACGTTCACCACAACCACAATCAACACCTGTAGCTTCTGAAATTGCTTCAACTACTTTTTTAATTCCTGTTGCTTCAGTGATTTGTTCTATTGTATCACCAAGTCCTTTTGATTTTCTTTTAGCCATTTTTTAAATCTTTAAGTTTATTATTTTTTTTAATTTTAAATCTTTAAGTTGTCATAATCATCTTGTAGTAACCTTTTCAGCTTTTGCTTATTAGCTTTCAATGTGTGAAATATAGAAACAAAACTAATACCGGTTTCTTTTGCTAATTTGCGTATTGATGTTTTATTATCTCGGTACAAAGTGAATAGTTTTTTGTCGTACCATTCCCAACTATTAACTTCTTCTTCAGCTTTTGTTCTGAAATCATCCCATTCAATTTCTTTTTCTTCAGAATAATCATCAATTAAATTATAAATATCATCGTTTAATTCACATTTATCAATACGTTTTCTAATATTATGAAGTTGAAAGTGTATGTTTCTTATTATGATAAACACATAACCTCTATTGATTTTACCATTGGTAAACATTTGTTGTTCGGTTACTTTGTATTTATGCAATAAAAGATACATTTCCTGCACAATGTCATCCGCCCAATCTTTGTCAAAAACTGCAGCAAGTTCTACCCAATCACTATGGTATTTAGCAACTCGTTCTAATATTGATTCGTTTCCCATAAAATGTTGATTGATAGTATTCCTACTAATATTTGTAGCGTGTGCCATTTTTCATCATCAGCTTCTTCTACATCGTATAAAGCACCAATCATAAAACCATTGATAATAGCTAATCTTACGTCTTTACCTTGCTGAACTGCTAAAGTCAAAGAAAATAAGATTAAAGAAAAAAATAAAAGAATGTATATCATATTAATATAATTTAGCCGAAATCTTCGCTACCTTTTGTTCTATTGCAGGTTTTAAACTAATGCGTATATCAACATCAGTTAGTTCAGAATCTTGATTTAAAATCGATTTATAAGCTCCTTCAATAGCAGACCAATCTAAAACAGAATCAACTTGTAATAATTGTTCAATCATTTGTAACTTAAAAGTAACATCTTTAAAGTAAGATAATAATTCAGGATTATCGGAATTGTAAACCAACATTCTTGATGTGCTTACTTGTAATTCGTGCAAATGATTTTTAATAGTTAAGTTTTCCATTGTTCAAATTTATTAATAAGTTATTAACATTTTATATCTTTTAATATATCGTATAAATCACCCTCAACCTGTGGCAATCCAAAATTGTTTACTTTAAAGTTAAAATCTTCAAAACTTGCGTTTCTACTTCTTTTGCAACTTACTTTAACAAGTTCTTTATTAACTGTGTTTAGTTCTAATTGTATTTGTGTTTCTGCTTTCTTTTCTAAAAAGCTACCTAAATGTCCCGTTGGTTTATCAGTTCCAAAATTTGAGTGAATAACCGTTACAATATGACAATTTAATTCTTTTGACCAACGCATTAAATGTTGTACAACTTCACTTGCTTGTTCTATGTTATTAACATCAGCACATAAATCAGCAACACCATCAATAATGACTAAACCAATATCGTTGCCTTCTAATTTATCGTAAAGTATATATTCAATAAAAGAAACTCGTTCTTTAAAACCTAATTGGCGTAATGCGTAAGTGTGGTATTTATCATCTTTTTCACCTGTCATTTGTAATGGTCTTTTAAAAACTAACGATGCGTGAAAATTCCCTTGCTCGGTGTCAAAATGTATAACGTGTTTATTTTGTCTATTACCTCGTAAATTACCACCAAAACCTTGTAGTTCATTTTTCATATAAACACCGCTTAAAAGCGAAATAAAGAACGTTTTTTTACTCTTTGGTGGTGCTTGTATAAATGAAAAGTTACCATAAGTACCTATTGGAATAGGATAACATTTATAACCATCTTTAGTTTCGTATTCTTTTTCACCACAACTAATAGCAGGTATTGGGTATTCTATTTCTTGTTCAGGGTTAATGTAGCAATCTTCTTCAAGTACTTGCATTAACATTCTATTAATTGTTTCTTGTTCTGTCATAATTGTTTTTTGCAAATGTATTAAATTAAATTATTCATATGCACCGGTTATGTTATTTCTTTTTTCATTTGATTTTTTAAATTCTAAATATTCATTTGTTTTATTTTCAAAACCTAAACTATGAATAACATCAACTTTTAAAACTTTTAAAGGTTCTGATACACCTAATCTTTTATTTTTAAAATATCCATCTGTATATTTATAAACAACATTTTTTAAACATAAAATATCTTTACCATTTTGTAAAGTTAAGTTACAATAAAATATTTCTTTACGTTCCATTTAAAATAATGTTTGTTGGTCTAAATAAGGTTTTAATCTTTTGTTAGCTAAATCTACATATTCTTTTGATATTTCACTACCTATCCAATTTCTTTTTTCTTCTATTGAAGCTACTGCAGTTGTTCCTGTTCCCATATACGGATCATACCAAATGTCATTTTCTTTTCCGAAATTTATCATAAAATATCGAGGTATATCCAAAGGCATTATTGCTTTGTGTACGGCTGCAAAAGGATTTGAATGTGAATTTACTATTTTAAAAACGTTTGATTGTGTACCGCGTTTAAAATTAGCGTCATTAAAAAATCTTTTGTTTGGCTCATTATTTGAAAAAACAATAATGTATTCAAAACCACTATTAAAAACATTTTCACTAATTGCAGGTTCACCAAAACCTTTATGCCAAATAATCATTTCTTTTATATTATTTGCAAAATGACCTATTAATTTATGCAAAGCAATTTTATTTCCTGATAACATTTGAATATTGTAAAAAATATGATTTTTTGTCACTCTTAATAATTCGGTTATCAATTCTTTTTGTTGGTCAAAATATTGTTCTTGACTAAAACCATCTTTAAAATCTTTGTATTTTGCAATTCTTTCGGTTTTTACGTTATATGGAGGACTTGTTAAAACATAATCAATGCTTTTGTCTTCCATTCTTTTCATTGTTTCTAAATTGCTTTCACAATATATTTTATTTATTTCCATAATTGTTTATTTTATGTGTTAAATTGATTTTAATAATTGTTTAATTTAAAAAAGGGTGGCTTTTACACCACCCAATTAATTTAAAATGGTAAATCCACTTCTACTGCTGCTTGTTGTGTTGCAGGTTGTCCTTCTTTTTTAACTGCTTTAATGTTTCCATCAGTCCAAACTACGTTTCCGTTTCCTAAATAGTTTTTAGCTTTTTTAGCATCGCGTTCTTCTTTAGTTTGTGAATCAGTTAACGATACGTTTTGACCCCATTGGTTTGCTTCATCGTTAATGTTTAATGTACAGTTATAGTACACTGCGTTATCTTTACCCATTACAAACTTTTCACGAGGTAGTTTGTCAACTCTAATGCTCAAATTGATAATTGAACTCATAATATATAATTTTACTTTGCCTACCTTTTTTTTCTGTTGTCGGCTATTCAGGTTTTATTATTTTACTTTTAAAAGTTCTTGTTTTGTTTTGGCTGCTAATTTATACTTTTTTTCGATAACTTCAATAGTTCCACCACTTTTTAAATATTCAATAGCTTTTGTAAACTCGGGTGTGTTAACGTTTAACCATTTTTGCTCATCTTCAGTTGTCGCATTTTTTGCACCATCTCGTCCGTGTGTATTAGTTGCATCAGCATCTTGTGTATCATCAATTAAAAGTAAATTACCTAATGCGTATTTTTTACCATAAGATGAAGCTGAACCAAACGCCTGTGGAATTTGCATACCTTTTTGTTGTAAATCAACACCAACTATTGCAGTAGCACTTATTTCTTGAACGCCATTAATATCGTGAATAGTTGCAGTTGAATAAATAATTGGTAATTCAGATGAAGCACCTGCAGTTTCAGTTATTGTAAAATAAACACCATATTTTTCATTGTAAGGTTTTAACGCCTCAAGTATATCTTCTGCTGAACGGAAGTTATATTTTCCAAAAGAATTAAATTTTGATTTGTTAGCTTTAAATTCAAATTGAATTTTACTTAATTTTTCGTGCAATAATAATTGTTTCATAATTCGTAAGTTTTTTGTTTAATAATTGTTTTATACTCTTGTGGGCAATCTTCATCACATAATTCAAATATGTGTGCTTTAACATCGTTTAATTTACTTTCAAGTTCGCATATACGTTTTTGTAATGCTTCAACTTGGAATCTTTGGTAGTCGATTAAATCTTTCATTTGTAATTGTTTTTAATTATGAAGCAAATATATAATGAATTTTAATACAAAAATAAACTTTAACAAAACTTTAACAGATAAAAAAAGAGTAGCCGTTAAACTACTCCTTCTTCAAACAATTAGAAAACAATCAGAAATTATAGAAACTAAAGAAATTCTTTTAGCTTATCTTTGTAGTGTTGTATCATATCTTTTAATTCATCTAAACTCCATTTTTTTGTTTCTTTAGATAACAAATATAGTTCATCTGATAATTCTTTTCCTATTTTTAAACTAAACTCATATTGCCTACCACTGTGCATAACGTTGCAACCATAACATTGTGTTGCTACATTACGTTCATCCCAACGAATAGACATATATTGTCTTGACATAAAATGACCGCACTGAATTTTTTTTATTTCATATTCTCTACCGCAAGTAATACAAGTGCAAATTCCATTCTTTGAACGTGAGTGTCTAATGTATTGACTAAACACCGCATCAAGTTCTTTTGTTAGTTGTGATTTAGTTTTTACTTTCATTGATACAAATATACAATTTTTTAATTTTTAAAGAAATATATGTTATTAACAATTTATTATATATATTTGTAAAAATTTTTATTATGTTTAGTAACGAAGAAATCAAGCAATTAGCAAAACCAAATAACCACAAGATAAAATTTGATGGTTATGACTATTGGTGGTATACTAAAATAAATGGAAAATGGGATGTTCATTGTATTGAACCATTTAAAACACATTTAAAAGCAATTAAAGCTATTAAGTATTGGTTAGTGCAATATGCTAAAATGGATGCTGAAAACGAAATGACATTTGAAAAAATGGTTAACAACGTTATGGATGAAGTAAGAATTTATGATATAGCAAATAATACAAATTTAAAAACTATTGATAAAGTTGTAGCTATATTAAATATAAACCCATATTTAAACCAAGTTGAATTAGCTGAATATTTAAATGTAACTAAAATGGGAATATGTAAACAACTAAAAAAACTTAAAAAGTTTACTAAATAGATTTTTAAAGTAAACCTAATTGTGTGTTAAGTTATTGATTTTGTTTTGTTTATGTGTTTTCAAAAAAGTTTACTTATATAATTATTTTTAAAAAGTAAATTTCTTTAAAACTGCTGATAAAACAAATAATACAACTAAAGCTATTATTAAACGATTACCAAGTATTTTAATTGTTTCTGAATAATCTACTTCTTTAGTTTTTTTTTCTTCTTTAAACTCAATATTATTAGCTTTTTTTTCTTTAACTATTTCTTTTGTGTTATTATAAATAACTCTTGTATTGTAAATAGTATCTTTTCCTAACAAAATAGGTTTACTTAAATCTACAGGTTCAAGTGTATAACTATTAGAATATTTAGTTAAATCAATTTCAGTTGTACTATTATCCTTTACAACTGATTCTTCAGAACTCTTTTTAACTACACCACAAGACGTTAAAATTAATAAACCAAGTAAATATATGTATTTCATATAAAAGTGTCTTAAATCGCTTTATATTCGCTTTTAGCATCAAATGATGGACAAGCTTTAACTACACCTTTGAAATCTTTATGACCTTGAACAATAGCATTTGGGAATTGCTTTTTAGCTTGTTTAACTAAATACAATAAACTTTCTTTTTGTTTAATTGTACGTGTGTCTTTTGGTCTGCCTAATTCATCTATTCCACCAATGTAACTAAAATGTATTGATTCAGAATTGTAACCTTTAACACCATTTGTTATTTGCTCGTATTTTGCAAGTTCGTGTATAACACCATTTGCATCAATTAAACGATGATAACCTACAGTTTTCCACTTTAAAGTATTTTTCCAATAATTTAAAATAGCTTCTTTTTTTGTGTTTGGTTGTGTAGCAGTACAATGAATGACGATGTATTTAATCTCTCTCATCACTTTTCTTTTTCATTAGTTCAATAGTTTTCATAATCGTATATACTATTGAAATTAATAATAAAAATATTTTTAAAGTAGCTTCTACATTAGAAAAGCTAATTGCCATAGCAGCAGAATTCAATCCGTATAATTTCAAATCGTTAAGCGACATTTTTAGCTTTCATTAAACGTTCAACAATATTTGTTACTCCTTCAATCGTTATGTAAGAAGTACCTATAATAACCCAATCAGTTGATGTTATAACTCCCGAGAATAAACCTGCGGAAGCTACAACAAAAACTGTTAATTTTCTTGAAACCCATTTAGATAGAAACAAGTCTATTTTTTCTTTTCTACTCATCAGCTAAAATAAAAGGTTCTAATACTTCTACTTTATCATATCCTGCAAATGTGTGCTTAGGATTGTTAACTTCAATTTCGTTATTACCAAAGTTAATTTTGTTTTCACTCATAACATCAAAGTGATAACCATCAGCATAAATAGGTGCAGTTATTTCTTCAAAGTTTTCGTTGTAAGTTCCGTTTTCTAAAACTATTAAACCTATTTCTACTACTGCCTGAATACCATCGCCATAAGCTAAAGTAATTTCTTTGTCAAGGTTTTCTACTTCTTTGTAAACTCCTTTTGCGATTAAATCAGCTATTGCAGTTTCTTTGTCTTTATATTGTAATTTATATATTTCCATTTTATAAAGTTGTTAGTTGTGCTAATTCTGCGTTACTTAAACGTGTTTTGAATAGTTGTGCGGAGTTTACTCCCGAACTTATTGAATAGGTAGGAACATAATAACTTCCTATAAATAATTCAGTCATTGATCCAACTGTTCCCGTTGTATCTGTTCCAATTAATACTCCGTTCATATACATAACAAAATCATTATTTTTATATCCAAAAGCTATTTTTTTTCTACCAACAGCACCTATCGCTCCATTAATAACACATTGAGATCCTATATTATATAATTCAGCAACCAAAGTTCCTCCTCCTGTTATTAAAATATATGCTTCAGATACTGTTCCTTTTATAACTATTGGAATACTACCATTTGAGTCAGATTGTAAACCAATATGATTAAAATCAACAAATATCGTCCCCTCTGTTTGCCCTATTAAACTACTTATTCCTGTTTTAGAAATAACATCAGCGTTTCTTGTTACTGTCGCAGAGGTTGTTGGTATGTATGATGTAGGGTAAGCACCCGCCTCAACTTGTCCACCCCAAAAATAAATCCCGTCAACGCCATTGCCTACAAAATTACCGCCATTTCTACCATATACCGCAACAAAACTTGTTGAAGTAGTATCATAAACGGTGCATCTATACCAACCATTACCCACATTAGTAATCGTAGAATTAGTTACATTTGAAGACGTTATAGTACCCGAACTTAAATCAAATATTGCTCTTTTTGAAAAGTCATTAACCCACATTGAAAATGTAGTTTCCCCACCCGCTTTTGCATAAATAGAAAACGAATAAACTCCCGTTGGTACTGATTCATAAAAAGCGTGAAATGTATTATTTGAATTTGGTATAATCTTACTACCATTTAATATTCCACTTGGTGAAATTATAGAATTAGCAGTAATTGTCACATCGCTTTTTGCCCACGCAGAATTAGTAAAATCTTGACTATAAGTTAATACATTCGTTCTCTGTGGCTCAACTAATATACTCGGACAACTTCCGTTTGTATAGTCTAATCTTGGAATGTTTAATCTTGTTGTAGTTGGGTAATATTCTTTTGCTGAACTACCCACTTCTAACTGACCACCCCAAGCAAAAATACCACTTGTTCCATTTCCAAGATAACTAAAGTTATTAGCAATTATTGTATAAGAATCTGATAAAGGTTGTATGTTAACAGTTAAACCCGTTCCGCTTATAAAACTTCCTGAAATTCTATACCAACCATTATTAATTAACGTAACAGATAAACTTGTAAATCCTTGTTGAGAAATAATACTTCCATTAGTTAAATTAATAGCCGCTAAATTAACTGTAGCATAACCGGGACCTCCTATTCTAATTCCGCATTTTGTATATTCCGCAGATTTTGCATAATAAGAAAAATTATATGTTGCATTTGAAATAAAAAAAGTTGGACTTTGCGACAAAATATGGTTGCCATCTATTGCAGTAGCTATAATTTTTTCAGCAGTTAAACTTCCGTTTGGAGCATTTGTTGCATTAGTAGTTACAGTTACATTTGTTTTAATCCAATCAGCATTATCAAATTGCTCTGAATATGTAAGCAAATTATAAGGCACTACTTCAACCAATCCCGCAGAATTAACCCTTGTTGCAGTTGTTGCTCTTGTAACGCTTAAATCGCCACTTCCATCAGTAGGTTTTATGCTATATAGTTTTCCCTCTTTATATCCCGAAGGAGTAATAACTAAACTTGCATCATCAAATAAACTCATATCTTAAAAATTAATTACGTTAATTAAACAACTAAAAGATTCAAAAACACCTTCATCAGCAAGTACTCGTGTTCTAAAATCTGTTGCATCTTTATATTCATCACCTACAATTTCAGTTTCACCACTCCAACTTACAGAGTAAGCAGAACCCCAACCAATAGAATTAGTAGTTGCACCTTGACCCCAATAGATGTCATTATTTATACCCTCACCCCAATATATGTTATTTGCCATTTTTACTTAAATATATTTCTAATTTCTTTTTGTTTTCTTGTTTCGGCTTTTCATACTTGCCTACTTTTTTTCTTTTTTTAGAGAACCCAAGACCCATAAAAATTGTCTGTATCAGGGTACATATCCCCGTTTGAATTACTATTATATTCAGGAAAATCAGAATTGTTAAAACACATAAAATCAATGAATCTTTGAGTATAGTGTTGTGCTATGTCACGTTCTTTTTCAACCAAGAAATCAATTTCATTCTTTTCAACACTCGTAGCGTTTTCACTTGTGTGTTTAAATACACCTTTATTAGCTATTGTATATGCTGCAAATGGTAAATATTGAACCATAGCAAAATGCACTAACATAGGTTTAATGTATTCAGTAAGCAAGTTCTTGTATTTAAGGTTTGCGTTTAAGCTAATGTCACCACTTATAATCAAGGTTTGAAACTTGTTATATAAATCAGTTCCTAAATAGTTTTGGATTGTTATATCTTGTGCTATTTTGATGTATTGGATATATTTGTCAGTATCTAAATTTCCGTTTAAAATACTAAATTTAACGACATCCTCGTTAGAAATTAATAATGCGTACGCCATATTATATTAGTATAAATCTTTTGTTATTTCCTCTTTTCATTCTTGCGTGTTCAGCTTTATGATTTAAATTAAGTGAATCACAAGCTTTTGTAAAACTATTAAAAAAAACACCTGTATATGTATCTAATGTAATAATTCCATTAGAACTACCTATTTTGTTTTTTGTTTCATCACTATGAGAATATCCTTTTCTTGAATTAACTCTTTTTAATTTTTCTTCTTTAGATTGTATTCTACCTTTGTGAACTTTAGTTATTTTATCAATAGTTTCTTGAGAATGTCCTTTAACGCCTTCACCACCATCTGTTAAATTAACAAGCAAACCTTTTTTCAAATCTTTTCTGCCATACAAAGAAATTAATTCAACTTCTTTTTTACAAGCTTCATCCCAAGTTAAATTTTCAAATAATATATCAACTTTATAATCTGTTTTAGATACAACATTATTCCAATAAAAATTTCTACTATGTTTAGAATATGCTCTTTTATATTCATTTCCAATACCTATATAAAATATAGTATTATTGTCTAACCTTGTATGTGAATAAACTATTGCCATATATATTAACCGTTATATGCTCCTCTTGTTGGAGTATCAATTGGTCTTGTTGAAACTAAATTATCATTCTTGATTACATAACCATATTTTTCAGCTTTTTTACTTGCTATCTGTTTTGCTCTTGGACTATTTACATCAATATTAGTTCCTTCAAATGAAGCATAAACTTGTTTATTCCAACGATGATGGCAAAATTTTCCGCCTTTCCATAACCATACATCCACTAATGGACTACCATTTGGACCAAAGCCTTTTTTAACTCCATCAGCATCAGTTCTAACTTCGTTTACTTCTTTGTTTGACATTGCTATAATATCTTCTTTTCTGTAGATTTTATTTGCTGCTGCCATTTTTTGACAAAACTTTCTGCTTTTAGCAGTAGTTTCACCCGCATAAACATAACGTGTAATAAAACGAATACCATCAATGTTTTCATCTTGTTCACTTTTAGCGTTTGGTCTTGCAGAACCTGTGCTTACAAAATTGTAAACTTTAGATAATAAACTTTGTTTTGGTTCTTTATTCAATAATTCGTTTTCAGCATCATCGTTATCGTAATCAACTTCACTTTCATCAACCAATAACCAATTTGCTCGTGGTTCTTCACCCAAGTCAATTAAAGCATCAGCTATTTCATCATCTAATGTAGAATCAGTTGAACAACACACCTTGCTCATTTTAACACCTGTTTCTTCTTCGTTCGTTTCTGCGTTAAGTGTATTTACATCTATAAAATCAAGTGGTTGTATTGTCTTAAAATATAGGTTTAAAGCGATACCATTTACTGCTAATATTTCATCAATAGCTTCAATGATTTCTAATTGGTATGGTCTGATAACAATATTGTCCATTAAACGTGTTGCAGTTTCAATTTCATCTGCATTGTTTGACATACCACCACCTGTATCACGAATACCTAAAAGCATTGGACTTGTAACTCTATGACCAACGATTAATTTTTCAAAACATTCAGTGCTTAAATATTGATAGTGTTCAGGAGCATCGTTCAATGGAATATCATCAACAGTTGTTTTGTTTTCTGCACTTGCATTAAATGATACAATTACTTTGTCACCTTTTGAACCTGTTAATTTACGTTTAACCTCGTTTGCAACTTCTTGACGTTTTTCTTCAGGTGGTATATTATTATTAAAGTTAATTACTTTAGTACCACTAAAACCATTCATTACATCGTTAATCAAATAATCAGATACTTCTTCTTCTAACTTTGCGTAAGGTAAAGCACCACTATAATCAATAGGTGTGTAATAATGATAACCCGAAACATAAGGTTTAATAACGTAAAGTTCAACTTCTTTACCATTACCAAATCTAAATGCAGGAATCTTTTTTAATTCATCACCTTTTTTATATTTTGACCAATCAGGATGATAATACCACGCTTCAATTTCTCCTTTAGCATTACATTTTTCTGCTCTTAATGTGTGCATAGGAAAATGCTCAACTGATTTAACTTTACCATTCAAGTAAATAACTTGCATTGCAGCCATTCCAAGTAACTTGCGTTCTAATGAAACTTTACGCAAACAATCCTTTTTTACAATAGACATCATTTGTGCATACTCGTTTGGCTTTCTGTTTGAATCAGTAGCATCTAAACCTTTTCCATAAATCATATTGGCAACACCCGTAATAATAGCGTGATTTGTATTTGAATACAAAAACCTATCAATAAGGTATTGAAAATAGTTATTATCTTCGCCGTATTCAACAAACTCTTTATTTTTAGATTCTGTTATTACAGGCGAATTATAAGCACTTAAACTTAAAATGTGTACGTTATTCATAAATTATGTATTCGTTATCAGAAGTTTTTTGTGTGTAAACATCTTTGTTTATACTAAATTGTTCTATTATTTGATTTGTGCAAAATATTTTATCTTTGTAAACTACATCAGTACCATTTAAAATAGTAAGTGTGTAGAATTTATTTTGTATTATCGGAAAAACCAAATTAGCAACTGCGTAATATTTATCAATCGAAAATACGCACTCAATAGTTTCTTCTGTATTAGTTTCTTCATCACGTAAAACAATAGCATCAGCTTCTAAACCATCAATTGTGGCATAAAGATTTTGAGGTGCTATTTGTTGTTTTAGAATTATCATTCTTTTTTATTTAAAAATTAAAAATGTCGTTAATTGTTAAAACAAAAAAAGGGTAACTAAAAAGCTACCCTTAATTTAATCTAAAGTTGATTATTAAGAACCAACAACTACTGTAAATCCTGCAGCAGTTAACGTGTCACCAATAAAATTAGCAGGTACTTGTTCCATTCCTGTTAAAGTTAAAGTATATCCACTTAAATCACCCATAGCACCACCTGTTACGATAGTACCACCTGTAACATCCATTCCGTGTTCTAAACCTGCATAAAAGAAGTTTCCGTTGTTATCTTCTACAATAACTTGTGGACGTCCATAAGCCATTAATTTCAATTCTTTGTGGTCTTTAACAGTTAATTTCTTAAATGTTAATTCCAATACTTGCTCGAAAAATGTTGTACCATTTTCACGAGAACTATTTACGTTTTGTGTAAATGTTGAAGCACCTTTTAAATCGTATTTGTATGCTGTTGGAGTACCCGTTACTGCGTCAATCACATCTGTGTTTGTTGCATCATAAGTGTATCCTGTAGCATCGCCATAGTTTACGAAATAAACCGCTTTCAATCCACCTACTGAATCCTTACAAGGTTCAATTCTTCCGAATCCTAAATCACAAGCCATTTGTTTATGTTTTTATATGTTATTAAAAAAAAAGGGTGGCGTTTATTGCACCACCCCTTTGAATTGGTTATTCAAAAATTATGCAGGAGTGTAAAGAACGATTTCAGAACCTACACCGTATTGAACACCTGCAGTAAATCTCATTACGATTCTTACATTTTGTGAGCCGTCCAAATCAGCCATATCAATAACTTTCACCTCATTATGGTCAGAAAGTAAACCTGTACCGAAGTATAAGTTAGATTTTTGAGCAGCCATCATATAGTTGTTAGCTAATCCGTTTGCAACAAACAATTTAACACCATCAAAAGATAATGAACCATTGTTGAACCATTGTGTACCTTGAGCATTAGTACCGTTAGCACCTAAACCTGAAGCACCAAATCCACCTAAAGCACGAACGTAAGCACGAGCAACGTTTTGAGAAACATAGATATATAAATCTTCTTGTCCGTAAAGTGTAGCAGGAATTGCATCAACAACTTTTCCTAATTCAGCAATAACGTTAGAAGCAGTAACAGTAGTTCCCGCTACATCAATAACTGCAGAATCAGCAGTAGCTAAAGTAACAAATCCATCAAATTGACCTGCAGTAGCGTTAGCACCTCTCCAAATAGAAATTTCGTTGTTTTGAGCAGCTTTAGCAGCAACGTGTGCTAATAAGAAATCTTGAAAAGAAGGAGGCATTGAATCGAATGCAGAGTAACCCATTTGGATTGATTCCCAATCAGAACGGAAATCTTTTTTACAAAGTTGTAAATTGATTTGGAATTCTTCAGGAGTAATGATTCTTTCAGTTAAAGTAACTGTAGAAGTTGCATCGAAATCACAAGTAGCATCTTTAACTAAATCGTTAGTTGCTAATCTTTTGATAACTTCTTTGTAAGCAATGTTTGGTTTTACTTCAATACCACCGTTTTCGATAGTAGAAGCTGACAATAACGCAGCAGAAATATATTTCCCTGCAAATTGACCTGCATAAGTAGTTGTAATAGAGGTTGTAGTCGCCATTTTTTAATTATTTAAAGTTTGAAATTTTGTTTAATACAGAATCAAAAGTTGTTTTCTGTCTGTTTTGTGAGAATGTATGTAATTCTCTTTTAGTTGTAGCATCAGGATTGTGTGTTAAAGGTTCAGCAGATAATTCTACTTCTTCAACTTTCACTTCTACTTTAGCTAATTTTAATTCTTCGATTTCTTTTCTTAAAGATTCGATTTCAGCAAAGAACATTTCTTTAGTAACTGATTCAATTACTCTTTTAGGTTCTTTAACTTCAGCCATTTCTTGCTCTACTTCAACTTTAGCTTCTTCTTCTACTACTTCTTCAGCAGGTGCTTCAGCTTCTTTGATTTCAGCAATAATACCTTCTTCGGCTACGATTAAAATCATACCATCTTCTAACTTGTATTCTCCAACAGGCAATGCAATTCTGTCTTCTTCATTTACGATGAAAACACTTGCACCTGCTTCAAATACTTCAGCTTCGATAATAGTACCATTTTCTAAAGCCATTTGAGCAAGTTTTACTTCCATTCCCAATAAGGTTTTAATTTGGTTAATTACGTTCGACATTATTTATTTGGTTTTAATTAATTTTTTGAAATCCAACCCGGATGGTCTTTAAAAGCATCTTTATCAGCATAGCTAACTTCATTTTCTAATTCGTTAACTAATTTTTCAAGTTGTGCATACCCATCAACAGCAGAACCTTTTAAACCAAGTGTACTTGCAGCTTGGTCTACTTTTTTAACCATATTTAATGCTTTATCTACTTGTGCATTACCATTTTTAACCGCTTTATCATTTAAAGCCGCTGCTTTATCATAAACACTATCAGCATCAATAGCATCTTTTAATATTTTTTTTGAAAGTGCAGCACTATCATCCATTGCTTTATTTGCAGCTTTTGTTTCAACTAATGCTTTATTTGCAGCTTCAATAGCTTTTTGAATGTCATCAGTTAAAGCCAATTCAACTTTATGATTAGCAAGTTCAGTTTTAAATAGCTTGTTAGCTACGGTTTTTAATGTACTCATTTGATTTTTGTTTTAAAATTAATATTATAAAGTTTTGTTATATTTTTAACATTAACCATTGTTTCTTACGATAGTTCTTGTTCCATCAACAATAGTAATTAATGATTCACCACCTTGTGAAAGTGTAGCACCTACACCTTGCGCTTGTAAATCACCATTACAACATTCTTTTTTGTAAGTGCCATCTTTACAAAGACAACCTCTGTTTCCACCTTTTGGACTTGTTTTACTTTTTGTAGCTTTACTCATTACGCGTTTTTTAAAATTTGTTTTAGTTTTTCAATTAATTCTTCTTCTTCAGTAAGTACTTTTGATAATTCTTTTTTCTTTTCTAATTGGTCAGCAAAATGTCCTTCCAAACTGAAACCTTTTACTTTTCCTGTTTTAACGTAATCGTTCCAAATTTCATCGTTGTCAACTTTAATACTTGCCATCCAAGTACCAACAGGAACACTTAAATTATATAATGCAGTTTTGTCTTTTGTTAAATCTTCAACAATCCAACTTTCAACAACAGTTAAACCTTCAATAGCTTTTTGATGTTCTAATGTAGAATTGCCTTGTTTACCTTTCTTTAAAAACAACTGCGATGCTTTTACCACAGTTTCTTTTGAAAAATATATATAGTATTCATCTTCACCATTTCTTCGGTAAATTGGCTTTTCAGGAATTAAAACTGCACCCATTAAGATACGTTTTTCTTTACTTACTTCAGCAAGTTTAACTTCTTCAGATTTCAATGCAATAAAGTCAGATTCAATAGCAGGTGATTCAACCACACTAATGGCATCTACACCTTGCATTTCTTCTTTATCGTCTATAATAAGTTCAATTAAATTCATTATGTTTTTATTTTTAAAATTAATTATTTGTTAAATTGTTAACCCATACTTGCATTTTGTACGATTGACCTATCGAGAGCTTGTTGAGTGGTAACCTGATTAGCAACTACATAAGTTTGTATAGGTTGTTGACTACCTAATGTTTGTGCAATTTGATTTACACCACTATTACCTACAACGTTGAAATTTGGTGCAGCAGGAGTACCACCTCCACTTGCAGCAGACATTGAAGGAGTAGCACCAACACCGCCACCACCACCACCGGGAACTTTAACCGCAGTAATTGCTTTAACAGATTTAAAACCTGTTGCCAAAATACTTGCAACGTTTACTGCTTTTGCAACGTAATCATAAGGTGAAGGTAATGTTGATTTTTGTTTCAACGCTTCAGAAACTCCAACATAAGTATTAATTAAGGCAGTTGCAATACCTAATGCTTTACCCGCTGCGGTTTGTTTACCAACTAAAGAAGCTAAATTGTTTAACACATTTGCAGTTTCGTTTGCTTGTGCCATTTTTTGTTCAAACTCCAATCTGCCTATTTCAATTCTTGCTTTAGAATATTGGTCTTCAATAGCGTTTCGTTGTTCTTCAGATAATGCTTTGTCCTCTAATAATAAACGTTCTTGTTCTATTAACGCATTTCTTCTTGTTTCAAAACTTAACGCTTCATTGTCAATTAATAGTTGTTGGTTTTCTATTGCTTTATTTCTTCTATATTCAGCAAGTGAATCTTCTGAAGTTTTTATTTGTTGGTTTATTTCTTGCTGTTTTAATAAGAACTCACTTTCAGCGTCTACTCTTGCTTGTGTGCCTTCTTTGTATAATTCCCTATCATCTTTTAACTTGTTTTTAGCAGCAGTTAATTCATCAAGTAATGCTTGTTTTGTAGCTAATAATTTTTGTTCTTCATCTTTAATTCTCTCTGCATTGAATTTCTTTTCATTAATTGCTAATTCAGTTTCAGTAGCTTGTTTTGTTTTTGTTAATTCTATTGCTTCTTTTGCTAAAGAATTTCTATTTGAATCTTGTTCAGAACGTAAACCTTGAACTTGCGAAAGTACTCCTTCTGCGTTTGCCAATGCATTTGTAACTGCAGCTTGATTTTCAATGCTTTTGTTTTGTTGATATGTAGATTTAGCAGCTGCAACTTGAGCATTTGCTTGTGCCAACATTGCAGTTTCTTGTTTGTCTAAAACTTTCAACAAATCATCGTTAGCTTTTTGTCTTTCTTCTATTGTATTAAATTCGTTATCTCTAACTTTTCTTAATTTTTCAGCTTGTCTATCATAAATTTCAACTAAACGTGCTTGTTCAGCTTCTGCTAATTTTGCAGTGTTTTGTAATTGCACATTTGCTTTAGCTTGTTCAAAAGCACCCGCAACTGATATTTTAGAAATACCATCAACACTACCTTGAACAACTGCTCCTACTTCCGTTACTGCTTTACCAATGTTATTAGCAACTTGTTTACCCGCTGAAATTGCATCTGTACCTACTTCTTTTAAACTTGCTTTAGTTTCGTTTATACGTTCAGTAAGTTTTTTAATTGTTTTTGGGTCATCATCACCAAATATAGATTCTTCCCAAGCTAAACGTACTTCATCAATAGTTAATTTAATTCCGTAGAAAGCTGCTTTTAATGGCGTTAAAGATAATGTAAGTAAACCACCTATTGTTTTCTTTAAACCTTCAAACCCATTTGTAGCATTACCTACCTTTTCAACCATTGAAACAATTACGTTTGTAACCTGTGAAAATACATTTGACACAGTACCCATAACCGCAGCAAAAGTATCAGCAACCTTTTGGTTACCCATAAATACTTCTTTTAAAGTACTTAATGCACCAATGATTAAACCAATACCCATAGCTTTAATAGCTAAACCTACACCTTTAAAACCTTCAGCTAATGATTTGGTGGATTTTTCAGTATCTTCTACACCTTTTTCAATGTTGTTTATTGATTTGGTTGCAGTCTTGCCTAAATTTTCAAGTTGACTTATTAATTTTTGTACATCTTTTTCTGCTGCTGATGAATCAACATTAATTTCTATTGTTTTAATTGCCATTTTATTGCTTGTTTTAATTCTTTAATTGTTTCGGGCATTTTGTATTTTCCTTTTGCTATTGCAATAGCTTCACTATCTTGTTCGTTTAACAATGGTAGCATTTCTAATATAAGTTTAAGCATCTTGTACTATTATTATTTGGTCATTTAAATTACTAACTATTGTTGCAATACGTTCGGGTCCTATATTTGCTTTTACAACCACATCAACATAAGTACTACCATTTGTAACGCTTGTTATTAATGAATCAGGGTCACTTTGTATTGTCCAAGTTAATGGTATTGGTGAAGTTGTATTAAAGCGTAAAGTTTTAACTGTGTTATCAGTTGTTCTTAATGAACTATTATTGAAATTTAAACTTCTAAAATCTTGTATTAATTCAAAATCACTTTCAAACGTCGTTAAGTCAGTTGTGAACTGATTTATAATATATCTTTTGTCACGAATTACAATTCTGTCATTTAATTTTAAATTCAATAATTCAACATAAGGTAAACGCATTTTAACTTTTACCAATCTTGATTTTAAAGAATACAAGTTGTTTAAATAATCTAAATAGTAATTTGCAAATAAAGTTTTGTAAATGTTTTCAAAATAAACGGTACTTGTTTCAACACCCCAATTTAATGTGTTTACTTCGTTTCTGTTTATGTTTACATCAGCACCAAATATGTTTGCATAATTAAATGTATTATGCCCACTACCATCACTAAAATGCCAATCAACATCAAATGGTTGACCACCTGTAAAATATAAAATAACACCTTTTGGTTTAAATGGTTTTAAATCAGGTTTAAACGCATAACCTACTTGTGGCAATGATGTAGTTGATACTGTATTATTCCAATTATTAAATAACAAATTCTCAAATGGTAATTGAATTGTATAATCAGAACCATCGTTGTTAAAAGAATAATTTAAATCACCATACTCACGAGCATTTTTATTATAGAAAGTTCTGTTTAAAATGCTTTCATTGTTTTGGTATTTAAAATCTATTTTCTTATATGGTTTTACTCTGTCAAATTCAAAATCAGTTGTTGTGTATTCGCTAAAATCTTTTATACCACCTAAATAATACCAATTTTCTAATTGCTCGATTGTGTAGTTAACACCATCAGTGCTAAAACAAGTTAGGTTAAACATTTTTAAAACACCACTAAAGAAATCAGATACTTTCATATCGGGGGCAATAACACACAAATCCATTAAGTTATTCATTACAATAGAGCCACTATCTGAAAACGTAACTACTAAACCATCACTTGGTTGTATCGGGTTGCTTACAATGAATTTATTTGCGTTATAAGTATAGTTAAACGTTGGTGTTGTAGCAGTAAATGCTTTTTTGATTGTAAAATGAAATACACCTGTTCCTGTTTGAGTTCCTAATGTATAGCTAATTGAATTGGTTACACCTTGAATTGACCCAAAGAATACATTGTCTTTGTAAACTGTTAGTGTCATATCGTAATTTGTAGCACTCGTTACGTTGACTGTAAACGTTCCGTTGTCATCAAATTTTACTGCAGTAACTGTATTGTTTGTTGCATCAGCATAAAAGTTACCATCGTTTTCAGTTGTTTGTATTTCAATTCTTGTTTCAGCGTTGGTCATTGTGTACGTTTCAGCTTCATTGTTTTTAAGCCACAAATATGCTTTTGTAAAACGTTCATCGTTTAAAAATACACCATTAAAGTTTACATTGTATCTTGTTTCAAATGCGTTAAATATTAAAGGCAATTTAATTGCAGGAAACAATTCGTTGTAAACAATAGGATGACCACTTGATGTTGGTGAATCACTACCTGATGCCCAAGTTCGTTTTGAACTAATCAAAGGAAACAATACATCGGTTTGTGAAGCTGATAAAGCAGTTGTAACTAATTCTTCAACCACTTCACCACTATATTCAATTGTGTAATCGTTTAATTCTTTAACGTCTTGTAATTTCTCATCACCAAATTTATCACTCAATGCTTTTAGTTCACCATAGAAAGTTATTTTATAATCTTCAACACGATTGTTTTTAACGGTTGCAGATTCTAATTGCCATTTACCACTACGAAAAGTTTGTGTATCTATTTCAATATAACCACTGTATCTTATGCGTTGGTCAAAAGCATCATCTAAACTATTTTCGTACCAATGTCTAAATATTTCGTTGTTATTATCACTTGCAGGAATTGTAAAACTTTGCGAGTAATCTGTAAATATTTTTGAAATATCGTTAACGTTTTGAATTGATGAAGTAACAGAAATCTTTTCATCTTCAAATAATTCAATACGCTTTGCAGTTGGCACATCAGCAAACGAACCACCCAAAGATTGTATTGCATCTAAACAACAACCAAACGCTTCGAATGTACCACCATCAGCTAAAACTCTTGCTTTAAAATCAGAAGTAACTACATTTGAAACGTTTTCATTCGATTGTGTGTATATATATAAAGCTACTTTCATTTATATTACATCGTTAATTAAGCCAAAGCTATATTCAAACTCGATTTCGTAATTTATGTTTTTATCTTTTAAACTTGTTTTGTATTCTGAACTTTGACTTTTCACAACTACAGGTTTATTGTTAAGCAATACTGTGTCACTTAAAAGCAAATCTTGTATTAATTCAAAGTAGTTTTCAGTAACCCAACCTGTGTTGCATTTAATTGTTTGTTTACCTTGTTGGTTAAAACGCTTTCTCTGACCTTGTAAGACGTTATAATTAACCGCTGATGGTAACATATTAAATTCTTTAGAAGTTGCTTCTATGCTTTGCATATTGGCTTTAAAAAACGTAAGATATTGCCAACCACCAAAACGATTAACATAAGTACAAGTAATTGGTGTGTATTTAGGTTCACAAACTTCAGTTGAATTGTATTCAAAGTAATCATCACCATTTAAATCATCAGTCAAAGGTATTTTATACATTGTAGACTCCCCAACGCTTAAAGTACCAACACCAATTATTTCGTATTCACCTATTTCGTAAAACACATTTACATAAGGAACAACTGATGCTGATTTTTGAAACGTAATTGCAGGATTGACCAAAGGAACAACTACATTACTATTTGATTGATTATAACCACTTGAATAAGCAGTATAACCATTTAAACAAACAAATGTTTCATCGTTAACTTCAACATCATTTGAATAAGATATTACTTGCATAAAACACCAAGTTAAATCACTTTCTTCAGTAGGTACACTAACAACTACAGGTGCAACAGGTTTAATAAACTCTTTTGCATAGTTTGATATATTCCAACTGATTGCAGTTTGTGTTGAACTTGCAATGTTTTTACTTAAAGTGTGAGTAGGTGTGCTTGGTTTTGTGCTTTCTTTATTCCAAATGAATAATTCAACCTTTGCACTTGTTTGGTCATCTTCATCTATTTCAATAAAGTACGGACTACGAATAAATATCTTTTTCATTATTTTGTGATTGTATATTTTAAAAATTGTTCTACATCTAAACCATAAGCTTCAACTAATTCATCAGGCAAACGTTCAAATGCTTTTTCAAATGGTTTGGTAAAAAATAAACTTGGCTTGATACCATTCTTTAATATTCCACCTGCAATTAAATAAGCAGTTGATTTGTAACTCATAAACTTGCCATTTTCTTTTCTGAATTGAAATCTACGTTTTGTTACCCAATCAGTAATTGGTTTTAAAGGTGGTCTTTTGCTTTTGTAACTAAATGGCGTATTGTATTTTCTTTTTGTACCACTTACCCCTTGGTCTTGAAACGCACCATAATCTTCCATTAAGAAACTCAAACGAAAACTATTTGCACTAACTTCAATTTCTTTATCTAATGAATTGTATAGCTTTTTATCTACGTTCTTGCCTTGTTTAGATAAATTGCTTCTACTCTGCTGAATAACATATTTAGCAAAGTCATTTAAATATTTATATGTTTGTTGATTATCCACTAACAAATAGTTACATCGTTTCTAACTAATACATCAAATGTGATTGCCCAACCTGCTAAATCGTTTTCAAATCGTTCAGTAAATGGCTCGTAAGTAGGATTGCCTGTTAATTCAAAAAACACATCACGCAAATCACCTCTGTTTAATCTGTTTAAAACTCTTGTAGCTACTAATAATTGTGTGTTCCAAATATCAACTTTATTACTATCATCTTTTTGGTTAATAATATCCATTAATAGAATGGTTATATTAAACGATAACACATTGCCTTGATGTGTAGCTTGGTTTATAATGATATGACTCAAAGGGAACATTGTTTGTTTGTTTAAATCAATTTCAAATATATCA